TTTCCTTTTTAAAGGTTTTACGATACGTTCTTGTAGTGCGTCGTTCTCCAGCACTAAATCTATAGCCTGATTAGTAAGATCATCAATGGATTCCTTCATTAAGATAGTTGAACAAAAAAAAGAAGAGTCTGTGACGACACTTCATACGCAACACATTGAATTACTCAAGAAGTACATTCGTGAACGAAAGAATGTCTTCATCTGTGGAGCCACTGGGGTTGGGAAAACATATATATTAGAGGCAGTCCTTAACGAATCGAATAGTGTGGAGATACACCAAGAACATCTGAAGAGTAAATCAAACTTTTTGGGGTTCATAAAGGGTGCCGCCAAGCACGCGTTTATTGAGGACTATAGCCAAGAATTCAAACCTCTCATTGAACAGGTGTCTGATGGTAAGCGACTCACCCGTGGGTCTCTCATAGTGACGTCGGTTAATATGTGTATGTTCCCAAACTTTGAGACCATCTTCATACCGAGACATAAACCCGAAAAATTACTCACACTCACAGACGACCGCTCAATTCACGTTGAAAATGCGGCACTACGGTGTGGAGGTAACATTCGAGACTTTTTTTCGTACTTGGAGGGATACGATGCGAAAGATACATTTCAAACACCCAAAGAGTTTATCGCCGACCTTTTGTCTGACCCCAAATCCATTGGGTTTCCAAAGACAATTCACGAGCACGGGCACATTTGGGATATATTTCAAGAGAATTACTTGGATTCCAAGGGTATCGATAGTGTTCGAGCTTCGAGAGGCTTTTCCGAGGCGGATATCTACGATACCCAAATGTATGCATCTGGGGACTGGAACCTGATGCCGTATTTTATCCTCAATGCAGTCGTGATACCCAAAGTAGCACTTGGTAAACCGCTTGTTCGGGATAGAATTAGACCTGGGAGTTGCTGGACAAAGTATGGAAATTATAAAATGAGAAGTCAGAAATATAGTGAACTGCGGAAAAAATCAAGAACTGGGTTATCCATAGGTGAACTGTGTCTCCTCAAAAAATATGCTGAAGAGGGTAATGTGCATCCAATGATGGAATACTCCCTAAGTCCACAAGACTTTGATGTTATGAATCACCTCGCGGTTGGAAGTAAATTAAAACAAAGGGACGTTACACGAGTAAAGAAAGCCTTGAAGAATGCAATCGAAAAAGGTCGTTGAACAGGATGAGATTGAACCGGAGTACACAAAGACGATTGGGAATGAAATTCACTTTTATGGGGAGATTACAGTTGAGAATACGCTCGAATTCGTGGAGGCGTTTAGAAAGCTTGAGATTCGCCTCCTCAAACAAAAGGCTGACCTCATTGGGTACGAACCAGAAATCCGTGTACACATTATGAGTGATGGAGGTGATATGTTCTCCGGGTTAGCCCTCAAGAATCTTATTGAGAAGTCTCGAGTTAAAGTGATTACCATTGCCCAAGGTGCGTGTTGTTCGGCGGCTACATTTATGTTTTTGGGTGGGTCAGAGCGTCGCATTGGTGAAAATGCATACCTTCTGATTCACCAGTTGAGCACCGAATTTTGGGGTAAATACCAGGAACTCAAGGATGAAATGAAGAGTTGTGAAAAGTTTATGGGGGCCCTCAAGAAGATGTACACCTCAAAGACTGAGATTCCTGAGAGAAAGTTTAGGAAATTGATGAAGAAAGACCTCTATTTGTCGGCATCAAAGTGTCTAAAGTATAAGATTGCTCACGCGATTGACTAATAGTGACGTAGCGTTTGTAAAGAGCCAAACAACATATAATGATAAAAACTATAGCACCCGTATTCGCATTCATAGGTACGTTTGTGCGCGGTGGAGGCTTAAGTCGCTCCATTCTACCATAATTTACAACTGGTATCATATTTAAAGTTGAGAAATTAATTATACGTATAATGGAACGCCTTATTCGAGGAGACAAAAATGGGAAGCAGAGATACACCGATATTCACGTAGAGGACTTGGGGGATGGGACTGCTGATATTGTGAAGACGAGTGGTATGGTTGGAAGTGATAAATGTACAGTATCCAGAACCAACGTCACCACTGGATACGACAAGGCGCTTGCGAGGGCTAGGACTATGTGGACCAATGAGAGAATGAAGTCTGTTCAAATTCTCCCAATGTTGGCGAATAAATGGGAGGACCGACACCACTATATTACAGAACCCTTTTATGTTCAACCCAAGTTGGATGGTGTTCGTCTCCTCGTATCTACAAAGGGGTGCTTCTCTCGGACAGGTAAGATTGTTAGTGGCGTTGAGCACCTCACCAAGAATCTCAAAGATGGTGAATGGTTGGATGGGGAGTGTTACGCCCCAGGTAAGACATTTGAGGAGATTACAAGTATGTTTAAAATGAATCCCCAAGACCTGGAGTTTCACGTGTTTGACTATTTTGATACAAATAGACCCTATCTCCCATTCGCAGAGAGACAGAAACGGACCACCGTGGAGACCATTTTAGTCCAAAAAAAGTCTGAAATTCCCAAACTCCACACAAAGTTTGTGAACCAAGGTCACGAGGGTATTATGATTCGAGAAGCCACAAGTACATATGAGATTGGAACGAGAAGTAATTATCTCCTCAAGTTCAAGGAGTTTCAAACCGAGGAATATGAGATTGTGGATGCCAAGACTGGTCACGGGAGAGATGCCGACGCTGTGATTTGGGTATGTACAACCACAAATGGTCACGAATTCACAGTGAGACCCGAGGGTACTATTAAACAACGAGAGGTCTACTACGCAAATAGAAACAGGTACATTGGAAAGCAACTCACGGTTCGATTTCAAAATCTCACAGCTTTGGGGGTACCCAGATTTCCAGTGGGTGTGGCGATTCGGGACTACGAATAATATCCAGGGAAAGTAAATGAACACTAAACTTGCGGTAGATGTAGATGAAGTTCTCGTTAATCTACTTGCACCAATGGCCAAATGGAGGGGCGTCGCTTTACCCACCCAACCCAAATATAAGTACCTGTACCGAGAAATTTTCAATTGCACAGAAGAACAATCTCAAGAAATCCTCCACAAGTTTTATCGCTCCAGGGAGTTTCTCAACCTCAAACCAATCCTTGGTGCCCAACCAGCTATGCAGAACTTTAGAAAAACATTTGATAAGATGTATATCGTCACAGGACGCCAAGAAATGGTACGAGAAACCACCGAACTCTGGATTGAGCGTTTTTTTCCGGGTGTCTTTGATGATGTCATTCTCACAAATAGTTTTACGGAGAATGAAATCAAAAAGGTTGACGTCTGTCGCGCCCTTGGTATCGGGTGTATCATTGACGACATTGGACAGACGTGTGATGAGTGTATTGAATCTGGGATAGACGCCATACACTTCATTGGGGAGGACGTGTACCCATGGTGTGAACCAAGTGAGATTAGTATGAGAGGGTGGGGGAACACTCAACGAGATATTATTGAGGTTTAAAAAATACAATCACTTTTAATTAAATGAAACCTATCATTAAATGGGTTGGTGGAAAGACTCAGATTTTAGACCGAGTTTTACACGAATTTCCGCGAGAGATTGAAAACTACCACGAACTATTTGTAGGAGGTGGTAGTGTTTTATTGGGTGTTTTAACACACACGGACATAAAGATTAATGGAAAAATCTGTGCATATGACCTAAATGAAAAACTTATAAATATGTATACACAGATTCAGACAAATCCGGTGGGTTTACATAGTGAAATGGTAAAACTTTTTAAGACTTATGATAGCATAAAAGGTGTAGATATTCATAGAAATCCACAAAATGAAGAAGAAAGTCAAACATCAAAGGAAAGTTTTTTCTACTGGATTCGAAGCGTATACAATAAGAGTGTACCATCAACACACACACACGCAGCTATGTTGATTTTCTTAAACAAAACATGTTTCAGGGGTGTTTACAGAGAGGGTCCAAATGGGTTTAATGTCCCGTATGGACATTACAAGACAACCCCAAATATTGTATCCCTTGAAGAATTAATACGGTATCAAGAAATATTGAAAAATGTAATTTTTAAAACTATTGATTTTAGGGATGTGTTCAAAACATATATTCACAAGGATGACTTTGTATACGCAGATCCACCATATGCTCCAGAGGATGTACATAGTTTCGTATCGTATACAAAAGACGGGTTTAAAACGGAGGAACACACCACATTATTTCAATTATTAAAAACACAAGAAATAGATTTCGTTATGTCTAATTCTAAAGTCGCTTTAGTATTGGATGCTTTTGAAAAATATAAAATTATAGATATCCCCGCGAGGAGAGCTATTCATTCTAAAAATCCAGGTGCCTCCACGACCGAAGTCATCATTGTTTCAACCAGGCATCCAACTGCGTAGAATCAAAATCGTAACACTCGGGAGATACGTTAACGTCCTTGACCCAAAGTATCGCAATTCCGTGTTTTTTAAGTATATCCAACCACTCCACGTATGCAACTTTTTTGAACCAAGCTTCCCGTAACACGAACGCAAAATGAATATCAACACCCGGGTATTTATTGCGATACAACTCAACCTTGGTCGGGCCAGTCAATAATTTCTCATCGACACTTCCCGCACACGATTGATTCTTACACTCTAGAATAAAAACTCGACGGCGATCGCCGGACACGTAAGCACCATCTGGTCGAAAATCTTTACTACCGGGTGTTCCCTTGTATAGATCTTTCATGTGTATATTGAATGAATTCTGCTCAAAATAAGTGAACTCCTCATTGTACGTTTGACCATTTGGTACCACACGCACCGCATCCTCAAATGGCTTACCTGATGCATTTGTTTTATACCCTCCAGCGCCGGTGCCACGATTCCGCATTACTTTATCAATTTCATCACTTAACTTAGGTTGTATAATACTCGATGTAGAGGATCACACGATCTTCTTGGGATGTATTCTCAGCCCAGTGGGGAAATCTGGCGTTCATCACAATGTGTTTACCATCTTCTTCTTCAATATCACCGAGGGTTTGATGGTGAAGATAGCACCCCTTGGGACATTTTAGACCTAGGTGATATGTAAACTTGTAATTGGGTCCAACTGGATCTGTATGTTCTTTAAGTTGGACACCCCCTTTCATGAGAGCGAAACCAGCAATATGTATTCCCTCAATTTGAGAGAGTAACTCCGAAGTTTTGGGACACTTTAAACAGTTTCCAAAAACAGACTTACCTGCCCAAACGAGAGGCCAACTTATCCACGCGTCTGGTACGTGTGTCTGCCCCCCTTTGAGCCAACCACATGCTCCACATGTGTACTGGTCTACAATTTCCTTTAAAACTTCCGAGCCCTCCCATTCACCAGTTGGTCTGGGCTTATCAGAGATGAATGTATCTGGGAGGGTGTTTAATTCCTCTCTAATAGCTTTCCAGTGTTCCTTGAGTTCCTTGAGCTCCATTTAAATATGAATTGATAATATTTTTACAATTTGGAACACAAATTAATATCCAAGATACACTATATGAACAAGCACGTATACGCAATTCTTCTCTCAGTGGTGCTGGGTCACGCGTATTATCAGATGATGGAAGCATCCATCCCAACTGAGTCTAATTGTAGCTATATGGCTGTGCCAATGACAGACTATTTGGCCTTCCTGTGGGGTTTCATTCTCGTAGGCTATGGCTTCAAGTACGACAACGCAGTGCTCACAGTTTTGGGGGCGTCTATTGTTGTCGAACACGTGTTCCAGTATATGCGAAAAGTTTAAAGTATTTTTACAATCTTGGTAGATTCTAAAAATAGTGGAATACACCTGGTGCGATTCGAACGCACGATCTCCTCCTTACTAAGGAGGCTCCTTAAACCACTTGGACACAGGTGCTAAAACTCTCTTGAC